ACTCTGTCTATAGTAAACTCAGTTCAAATGAATTTGCAGAAATACCTGTGGGAGATAAATCCTTTTGGGTTCAGTTTAGTGATAAAGAGTTTGATCAGTTAGTGTTAGATAAGATAAGTGAAGCTGAGGGAGTAGAGAGAAGAAACATATTGAGTTTCTTTAGAGTGGCTACTGACAAAGTTGATACAGATTGGAGGATTCATTCTGATGCTATCATAAACGGAGAGAGACCGGATAGGGCGTTAGTACTTTATCTATCTCCATCTTCTATGCAAGGATTGCATGGAACTGCATTTTGGAAACACAAGGAACTTGGAGATTGTTTATCAGAAGATATTTCTTTTGAAAAGTTTGATGAGATTCTTTTGAGCGAGTCAAACAATGTAGACAAGTGGGACTTGCATTCAGTCATAGGATATAAGATTAATCGTGCTGTATGCTATCCTTGCAATTATTTCCATAGCAAGTACCCTAATGTTGGGTGGCCTGAAGGAAGAATGGTGTATGTAATGTTTTACAAGTAAGCCAATATGAACACAAAAGAATTAAAGCTCAAGATTATTGAGTCTGGATATAAAGCTGTTGAGCATCTCATTGAAGTAGCTGAAGAAAAGATTATGCAAAAGCACGTTGATTCCGATGGAGAAATATCTGAATTGGCTGCAGACAGATTGAAGAACGCAGCAGCCACAAAGAAAATCGCTATCTTTGATGCATTCGAGATCCTTAATAGAATAGAGTTAGAGAAAGAATCTCTCAATGCTATTGAGAATGGTCCGAGTAAAGTTGATACAAAACAAGGATTTGCAGAAAGACGATCAAAATAATCTATATCGAGTACTCGATAAATATATCCCGGCTAAAACTGTTGCAAAAAGAAATGCATCAGCAGCATGGGAGTATGGGTATGATAGCGACTATGATATGGTTGTTATCTCTAAGAACGGAACTATAGGTCAAGTCATAAACATAGCGGGTCTAAACATAGCATTACCTGAAAAGCCTGACGAGTGTTACAAAAGAAGAGAGGCTAAGGAGGATCAGTATTGGGAAAGAGAAGACCTACCAAAGCCACTTGCTAAAATTCAAACTATCTTCCAATGGAATGACATGCCCACTGACTTTAAGAACAGATGGGTAGATTATATTGAGAAGCAGTTTGATTATCGTGAGGAAGGGTATTGGTTCATGAATAATGGGACTCCTACGTATATCACAGGGTCTCATTGGATGTATCTTCAATGGGCAAGTATTGACGTTGGTTACCCCGACTTCCGTGAAGCTAATAGAATCTTTTGGATTTTTTGGGAAGCATGCGTGGCGGACAGTAGATGTTTTGGAATAGACTACCTAAAGATACGTCGTTCAGGATTCTCATTTATGTCATCATCAGAGTGTATTAATGTAGGTACTCTTGTGAAGGATGGGCGCGTAGGTATATTATCAAAGACAGGGGCTGATGCTAAGAAAATGTTTACCGATAAGGTTGTTCCTATTAACAGCCGTCTTCCTTTTTTCTTCAAACCTATTATGGATGGAATGGATAAGCCAAAGACTGAATTGGCGTATCGCGTTCCGGCTTCGAAGATTACGAAGAAGAACATGTTTAATGCTGAACAAGAGATAGTAGAGGGGCTTGATACCACAATAGATTGGAAGAACACAGAAGACAACTCCTATGATGGTGAGAAGCTACGTCTGCTTGTACATGATGAGAGTGGTAAGTGGACTAAGCCAAACAATATCAAAGAGAATTGGCGCGTAACAAAGACGTGTCTTCGATTGGGTAGTAAGATCATTGGTAAGTGTATGATGGGGTCTACCTCTAACGCTCTCGCTAAGGGTGGTCAAAACTTCAAGGATATCTATGAGGACTCTCGAGTAACTACGAGAAACGCCAACGGTCAGACTAAGAGTGGGCTGTATGCTTTATTTATTCCTATGGAGTGGAACATGGAAGGGTTCATTGACATACATGGTATGCCGGTATTTCGTAAGCCAAAAGAAAAGATAAGAGGTGTAGACGGAGGTTGGATTACTAATGGTGCTATTGACTTTTGGGAAGCGGAAGTAGAAGGTTTGAAGAATGATGCTGATGGGTTAAATGAATTTTACAGACAGTATCCACGCACAGAGTCGCATGCTTTTAGAGATGAGAGTAAGCAGTCGTTATTTAACTTGACTAAGATATACCAACAGATTGATTACAACGACTCTATCATAAAAGATCACGTGATAACTCGTGGTTCATTTATGTGGCAGGATGGTATAAAAGATACTAAGGTTATATTCAGTCCTGATAGGAAGGGTAGATTCTTAGTTAGTTGGACACCAAACAAAGTACTTCAGAACAATGTTCACACCCGCAATGGAGTTAAGTATGCGGGTAATGAACACATTGGATCTTTTGGTTGTGACCCATACGATATCTCTGCTGTTGTAGACGGACGAGGTTCTAATGGATCACTGCACGGTATGACTAAGTTTCACATGGACGAAGCACCGGTGAATGAGTTCTTCTTAGAATACATTGCTCGTCCTCAGACTGCAGAGATATTCTTTGAAGATGTTCTTATGGCATGTGTATTTTATGGTATGCCCATCTTAGCTGAGAATAATAAACCTCGTTTGCTTTATCACTTTAAGAACAGGGGGTATAGAGGGTTCTGTATGAACAGACCGGATAAAGTCTTCGCTAAGTTATCTGCAACAGAAAGAGAGCTTGGTGGTATACCAAACTCATCTGAAGATATTAAACAAGCGCATGCCTCAGCTATTGAGTCTTACATAGAGAAGTGTATAGGATTAGATTTAGAAGGTAAGTATAGAGATCCTGAGGAAATGGGAACGATGCCGTTTGCAAGAACGCTTGAGGATTGGGCGAGATTTGATATTAATAATAGAACAAAGTTTGATGCCTCGATAAGTTCGGGGTTAGCCATCATGGCAAATCAAAAACATCTGTACATTCCTGAGAAAAAAGAAACGAAAATAAGTATTAACTTCGCAAGATACAAGAATGATGGAACATTAAGCCAAATGATTCAATGAAAAATATAGCAATAAATATTGTCTCTACAAGTTTCCCAAGCCAATTCGCTACAGATGCTGAGAAAGCTACTGATGAATTTGGATTGCAAGTAGGTCAAGCAATTCAATATGAGTGGTTTAGAAAAGACGGAACTTCATGTAGATATTACGGTCAGTGGAGAGAATTTCATAGACTTCGTTTATACGCTCGTGGTGAGCAGTCTGTTGCAAAATATAAAAATGAATTAGCTATTGATGGTGATTTATCTTATCTAAATTTAGATTGGACTCCTGTTCCTGTTATACCTAAGTTCGTTGACATTGTTGTTAATGGAATGTCTGAGCGTTTATTTAAGGTAAAGGTTTATGCACAAGATGCTATGTCTCAAGCAAAGAGAAACAAGTATCAAGAGATGGTTGAAACTCAGATGGCGGGTAAACCTGTATTGCAAAGGATACAAGACTTGACAGGAGCTGATCCATTTATGATGGACCCTGATGAACTTCCTGAGAGTGATGATGAATTGCAATTGTACATGCAGCTTAACTATAAGCCTGCTATTGAGATTGCAGAAGAAGAGGCTATCAATACTGTTTTTGATGCTAATCACTACGAGGATATTCGCAGAAGACTTGATTACGATGAGATGGTGTTAGGTATCTCGGTTGCTAAACACGAGTTCCTTCAGGGTACAGGTGTTAAGATATCGTATGTTGATCCTGCGAACATGGTATACAGTTACACAGAAGATCCTAACTTTAAAGATTGTTTCTATTGGGGTGAGATTAAAACTCTTCCTCTTACAGAATTGTATAAGATAGATCAATCATTAACTGCTGAAGACTTAAAAGAAATATCTCAGTATAGTAAAGGGTGGTATGATTACTACAATGTAGCACGCTTCTATGAGAACAGTATCTTTACACAGGACACTTGCACGTTAATGTATTTCAATTATAAGACTACCAAGAAGATAGTCTACAAGAAGAAAAGACTTGACAATGGTGCTACTCGAGTAATTGAAAAAGATGATAGCTTTAATCCTCCTATAGAAATGATGGAGGAAGGAAACTTCGAGAAGATAGAAAAGATTATTGATGTTTGGTATGAGGGTATTATGGTTATGGGAACTAACATACTTCTTCAATGGAAGTTGTCAGAGAATATGGTTCGTCCTAAATCAGCTACTCAGCATGCATTACCAAATTATGTAGCCTGCGCTCCTCGCATGTATAAGGGAGCAATTGAGTCATTGGTTCGCCGTATGATTCCGTTTGCCGACTTGATTCAGATTACCCATCTTAAATTACAGCAGGTCATTGCACGTGTTGTACCTGACGGTGTATTCATTGATGCTGATGGATTGAATGAAGTAGACTTGGGAACAGGTGCAGCCTACAATCCTGAAGATGCATTGAGACTTTACTTCCAAACGGGTAGTGTGATTGGACGAA